TCTCATTCATCCGGGGCCACCACGGCCCGCGCTCCCGCACGTCCGCTTGAGCGCAAAGACGAAACTGGCAACGACGTCAAAGACCTCGATAAGAAGGCCATCGGCGAGTTCATGGGTGCCTGGGGCGAGTTCCAGAAGGCCAATGACGAACGCCTCAAAGGCATCGAAGGCAAATTCGATGACGTCGTGACCAACGACAAGCTGAAGAAGATCGAAGGCACCTTGGACAAGTTCGAGGGCATCAACCAGAAGCTGACCCAGCTGGACGGCACCAAGGAAGCGCTGGCCGATCTGGACAAGAAATTTGGCATCCTCGAAACCGCAATCAACCGCACGACCAACAAAGACCAGTCGCCTGAAGAAAAGATGACCGGTCGCAGCGATTGGGCGCGGGCAGTTGTCCTGGCGCACCAGCAAGGCACGGCCAACCTGCCCGAAGCGCAGCAAAAGGCTCTGTCCGACGTGATCGAAGAGTACAAGGCTCTGAACATCGGCACCAACACGGAAGGCGGCTACCTGGCTCCGGTCGACATGGTGCGCGACATCATCAAGGCGGTTACCGAGATCAGTCCGGTTCGTTCGTTGGCCCGCGTCCGTCAGACCGGCATGAAGTCGGTAGAGATCCCGAAGCGCACCGGTCAATTCGCGGCGCAGTGGGTTGCGGAGCAAGGCACCAAGGCCGAAACCGAGGGCCTGACGTGGGGGATCGAAGAGATCACCACCCACGAAATGTTCGCCCTGATCGACATCACCAACCAGATGCTCGAAGATACGGTCTTCAATATTCCGGCCGAGATCGAAGAGGAATCGGCGGAGCAGTTCGCCCTTGCTGAAGGCGCGGCCTTCGTGAACGGCACTGGCGTCGGCAAGCCGCAGGGCTTCATGCAGCACGCGGATGTTGGCTTCACAAACTCCGGTTCGGCGACCACCATCGCGGACGTCGACGGCCAGGCGGATGGGCTGCTTCAGATGAAGTATTCGCTCAAGACCGCCTACGCCCGGAACGCCACTTTTGTGATGAACCGGACAACCATGGGGCAGGTGCGTCGCCTCAAGGATGGCGACAAGAACTACATCTGGATGCCCGGCCTCGCCTTGGGACGCCCGAACACCATCGACGGCGACCCCTATGTCGAAATGCCCGACATGCAAAACGCCGGCGCAGGGACGTTCCCGATTGCCTATGGCGACTTCCGCCGCGCCTACACATGGGTGGACCGTCTCGCGATGGAAATGCTGCGTGATCCCTACACGCAGGCCACTTCTGGCAAGATCCGCTACATCATGCGCAAGCGCGTGGCGGGCAAGGTCACATTGGCCGAGGCCATCAAGAAACTGAAGTGCGCAGCATAAGCTGACACTTTCGGCGGGACTTCGGCCCCGCCATTTCCCAAACCTCTTGAAAGGAGTATGAGACATGGCTTCCCGTGATCTCTTCAATGACATCCATCCGGTTATCGCAATTGCGCCGGTGGTTGTGTCGGATGGCACCGCCGCAGTCAGCGCGGCCATCGACACGGCGGGCTATGAGTCCGTCACCTTCATCATCGCCACCGGCGTTCTGGCCGACGCGGACGCAACCTGGGCCGTGACGGTCAAAGACGGCGAGGACGCAACGCAGGGCAACCATGCGGCGGTCGCGGACACGTTCCTGATCGGGACCGAAGCCGACGCCGGGTTCCAGTTCGATGACGACGGCGTGACCCGCAAGATCGGCTACAAGGGTGGTCAGCGCTACGTCTCAATCGAGATAGACGACGTGGTTGCCAACTCTGGCAGCGCCCCGATCAGCGTCATCTGCATCTTGGGTCACCCCCACACGCGGCCCACGGCCAACCCGCCCGCCTGATAGGACTGCTTGACCTGCTGCGGGCCCTCGGGTCCGCGGCCTTCAACCCCAATTTGGAGAACCGACATGAAATGTCTGATCCTGAAGACCTTCGAGTACACCGATGAGCAAAACGTGGGCACCAAGACCGCTTTCGAAGACACGACCGTCGAGATCCCCGATGATCTTGTGGCCGGTCTGTTCAAAGAAGGCTTTCTGACCGATCCCGAAAATCCCGATGTGCGCTATGAAGACCGCGCACGGAGTTCGTCCGGGGCTGGCTCATTGTCAAACAAGGATGCCGGCGCATCTTCTGAAAACGCAGCCGACCTCAAAGGCGCGCAAAATGATCCAGACCAGGGCGACGGCCAAGACACGACCGTCGAGATCCCCGAGGGATGGGCCGATCTGTCCGCAAAGGACTTGCGGGAACTGGCCGACAAATTTGCCGAGACGCCGACGGCCAACAAGGATGAAGCCGTGGAGGCGATCAAAGCCGAAATCGCCAAGCGTGAGCAGGCGCAAGGCTGATGTCTGTTCGCCAAGATCTTCACATCCTTCAGGGTGCGACGTGGCAGTTTTCGTTCGTCTACCTGGATGGGGAGGGGGCGGCGGTCGACGTTTCAAATTATGAGGGTCGGCTCGCGATCCGGGCCGACTTTTCATCCTCGACCGAGGCCTATCTGACTTCCACCGGCGGCGAGGTTAACGGGACGATTACGCTGGGTGCTGACGGGACGGTGACGCTTGCCATGACCGCACAAGACACCACAAGCCTGCTTGATGATCTGTCTGAATTGCTGGTCTTTGGCGACATGGCGTACCGCGCCGAGCGGTTTGTCGAATTTATCTATGACCTGAAACTGATCGGCGATGGCACAACCGTGCGGGCGCTGCAGGGCAAGGTGATCGTTGAGCGGGAGGTGACACGCTGATGGCATTGGTCGTTGAAACCGGGGCAGGGATCTCGGGCGCGGACAGCTACGCTTCGGTTGCAGTCATCGACGCCTATTGGGGCAACCGCCAGCACACGGCCTTTTACACGGCCTGGAACGCGGCTTCTGCAGAGGTCAAGGAAGGCGCAGCGCGTGAGGCTTCGGAATACCTCGATGCACGTCTGGCAACATCCTATCGCGGGATCCGAAAGGGTTATCTCCAGGGTTTGGAATGGCCGCGCAGCGAAGCTCGTGACGACGACGACTTCGATCTGCCGGCCCTGCCGCCGCAATTGATCAAAGCCACCTGCGAACTGGCATCACGCGCTGTTACAAAGCCCCTGCTGCCCGATACTGCCCTCAAAGGTGTGATCACCAAAAAGAGCAGTAAAGCTGGCCCGGCCGCCACTTCAACAGATTATGGCGATGGCGCTCTACAGACCCCCGTTCATGGGTTTGTCTTGGACATGCTGGAGCCGATCCTTTCCATTGCCTCTGGCAAGAACAGGTGGGCATGGAGGTGAGCAAGAAAACTGTATCGGAGGGTTGCCCTTACTGCGGTGCCATCGGAACCTTTTTGTTGGCTGGGGGGGCTCGCGCGGCCCGGTATATCTACTGCAAGGGCTGCCAACAGCGCGGCCCCGTTGCCGCAACTACTGCTCTTGCTTGGGCTGCATTTCATGAGAGGTTCGGGCAACCGAAACGAGGAACAGACCAATGATGATCATGCGCATTCCTGGCTTTACCCGCCTGCTCGGGAAATCCCAAGGCTATCTCGGCCTGCCAGTCAAGGACACCGCCGTCTATGACAACGTGCAGGACAAGGCCTTGCCAGCCATCGTCACCGCATGGCAACCGGACCCCGAGGAACTGGCAGCGTTGAACGCGGGCGCCTCGATCCGGGTGACGCTGATCGGGACAGATATTTGCTCTGGGCAGCATCCGCCGATCATGCTTAGCGCCGGGCCGGTGCCAGAATGACCACCGTAGCGGAAATTGCACGCGAAGCGTTCGACGCAGTGGCTGCCGAAATAACAGACGCCATCCACCCCGCCACGCTCACCCGCGAGACGCAAGGGGCCTACAACACCACAACTGGCTCCTATGCGACGACGACCACCACACAGACGGGGCGGGTCGTGGTGGACACCGTGAAGCCGGTGCAAGACGTGTTCCCGGAATATGTCGCTGGCCCAGGCGATGAGCTGATCCTGATTGAGGGAATGACCAGTGCCAAGGAGAATGACGAACTGACCTTTGCCGGGCTGACGCGAATTGTTCGACAGGCTCAGGATATTGTGGCGGCTGGCAGCTTGTTCTATGTCATTGTCAGATGAGCATCGCCCAGACCACCTTCATTGCCATTCACATCGCCAACGGTCGCCCTGACTTGGCGCTGATCGTGATGCGATTTCCTGCGCCCCTGTTCGCGGAAATGGATGACCTGCTGCGGGCGGCATGGCTAGCCGGGGCGGCGGACGCGGCCCGCAAAGACTGAGTAAACCGACATTCCAAGCAACAGCCCCGCCAGCGGGGCCTTTTCGCATGAGGCATCATGGCCCGTCGCTCACCAAATCAGGAACGCCAACTTTCGGCACTCCTGAAGAAACTTCAGCCGTCTGTTCGCAAGGCATTTTTGCATGCCATGAGGACAGCTGCGACCGCGGTGGACAAAGCCGCTCTGATCCAAGCGCTTGAGGCGCGCAACATCGTCTTGGCCATGGAATTGCTGCGGATCAATCAGCAGACCCTCTTCCCGGTCGCGGAGGCGGTTCGTACCGCCTATCTTGAGGCTGGCGCATCGGTTGCTGTGCTCTTGCCGATCAGGCTGCGGGGGCAGTTCGGTTTCGGGGGCAATCCAAGGTCCGTTGCGGCTGTGCAGCAGATCACATCGGAAATGACGGAATATCTATCTCAGTCGACAACTGAAGCTGTTCGAGAGGCAATAATTCGCGCGGTTGATACGGGCGTTCCCCCAGCCGAGACCGCACGTGATCTGGTTGGACTGATGGATCGCCGAACTGGTATTCGTTCGGGTGGCATAATGAACCTCGACGCGCAACGCGCCGAGCAAGCCCAAAAGGTCAAGGATATGCT